ATACTAAAGATATATATAATGCTCCGAGCAATGAAATTGCTACAGAGCCACCCGTAATCGAATTTATACTAAACGATAAAACTTACTACCCGATTACACAAAAGCAAGTTGATAAATGGTCGGAGTTATATCCTAACGTAGATATCATGCAGCAGCTAAGGAAAATGTGCGGTTGGCTTGATGCTAACCCTAGAAACAGAAAAACCAAGGGCGGAATTTTAAAGTTTGTAAACGGCTGGCTGGCTCGAGAGCAGGATAAACCTAGAAAAGTACAACAGCAGACAACGAAAGACTTAGCTCCTGCAATGGATTTTAATGAGTTCTACTAATGTCGATTGAAGAATTCGCAAAAGCAATGACATTTCTAGGTTTGAACTATAACAAAGGGTTCACGCCCGAATATATAAAAATGTTGTATCCAAGATTTGCTAGTTACAGTTATGAGCAAATCAAAGAAGCAATACATAAATGTATCGATAACGAGAAGTACATTAACAACATAGCATACGACTTAGGGCAGTATTTGCCACCTGTGGAGCGAAAAGCTGAAAAAGCGTTGGAATATGCCAATGACTTCAAAACGTGCCCTAGAACTAAAAAAATGTGCCCTCTCGACGTTGTTTGGGTATGGGCGGTAATTAAATTTGACTAATGAAAGGGTTGAGAGGATGAAAGATAAAAAACTTATTAAGATTTTGACTGTTATGTTAGCTATGTCGATTGCATTAGCTATTTATCAACTTGCTTAATCGTAAATCTAACAAGCAATCTAAAACTTGTAACTAAGGATCGTGACAAGGTAGTAGAAATGTATAACGAAAGGAATAAATAAAAATGAAACTAGAACAAGCAAGCGATATAGCAAGATTACAAGATGCAAATATATATGCTTTAAAAAATACTGCTAGTCAAAGTGATATGAAAAGGTTTATGGAACTTAGAAACGCTAATGAGAAATTAGCTGAACTACAAGCAATGTATTACGATCTAGAACAGTATAAAGAAACCGTAGACGATGTAATAACTTGCATGACAAGTATTTCTAAAGATTTATTAAATATCGGCTATGGAAACAACAAAGCAACAAATTTGAAAGAAGTATTTAACTCTCTGTTGAGCGATATCCAAGAGGGCATAGAAGATTATCAAAACATCATTAAAGAACTGGAGGGGTAGAAGTGGAAAACAATAAAGCAGTAAAGATTAGTTTGTATGAAAAATTAGCAAATATCCAAAATGAGTTAAAAGCACCAAAAGGACAGTATAACAAATTCGGTAATTATTATTATCGAAGCTGCGAAGATATTTTAGAAGCATTGAAACCGATATGCTTTAAATACCGCACGGCACTTATTGTTCAAGATGAATTGGAAAGCATGAACGAAAGATATTACATAAAGGCAGTGTGTGAATTACGCGATTGGGATAGTGATGATGTGATTATTACACATGCATTTGCTAGAGAGCCTATGACAAAAAAAGGAATGGACGACAGTCAAATAACGGGTACTGCTTCTAGCTATGCTCGTAAGTATGCTTTAAACGGTCTTTTTAACATTGATGATACAAAAGATGCTGATACAAACGAAGTGAAAGAAATAGAAAAGACGGCCAAGAAAGAACAAAAAATAACGCAGGAACAAAAAGATATTATTAAAAGCTATATTACTGATTTTTCGATTGATATAGTTGGTAATTTTATTAAAACTACTGGAAAAGATAAATTAAATTTGTTGACAAAAGACGAAGCCGATAAAGTTATTGAGTATTTAAAAAGCAATGAGTTCGGTGAAGCTATGGAAATGAAGGCGAAAAAAAATAATCGGGAGGGAAAAACAAATGTCAATTAATTGTGTCGCATTGGTAGGAAGACTAACAAGAGATCCTGAACTTAGAAGGACACCACGTGGAGATGCTGTTACTTCATTTACTTTAGCAGTAAATCGTAATTTTACAAGCAGAGATGGTCAACAACAAGCAGATTTTATTAATTGTGTCGTGTGGCGTAAACCTGCTGAAAATGTAAACCAATACTGTTCTAAAGGAAGTTTGGTAGGCGTGGAGGGTAGAATCCAAACACGCAGTTACGACAATTCACAAGGTCAAAAAGTAAATGTAGTTGAAGTTATTTGCAATAGTGTGCAGTTTTTGGAAACTAAACCAAAGGAAGAACCAAAGAACGAGTATGATGTTAAAGACCCAAGGTTTGATGATTTAAAGCAAAATCAATATGACATTATGGAAGGCGATTTGCAGTTCTGATGATTAAACTTTTAGGAAAATATTTACATAGAGTAATCAATTACGAAACGGGAGATTTGGAGATTACTTTTACAATAAGTGATTACAACTCTAAAGCTAACACCGAGGAATTAGAAAAAGAGTTGTATTCACTTGAAATAAAAAAACCTAGGTCTAAAAGGTCATTAAATCAAAATGCGTATTTATGGACACTTATTCGTGAACTGGCTTTGAAAATGGAAGAGGACGACATGGACGTGTATATAAAATTGCTTAATGAAACTAAAGCAAAATATGAAGTCTTAAAAGTATTGGCGATAGCTGAGAATGATCTTAAAAAATGTTTTAGAGTTGTTAAGCTTCTTAAATACGATGATACAAATAAAGATTATGCATATTTTCAATGCTATTACGGCTCGTCTACATTTACAACCGAAGAGATGAATAAATTAATTGATACTGCGATAAGCTGGTGTAATGAGTTAAATATACCAACGTTAGATGGTGGCATATATGGCTGAATTTATTATCTATGGGCGTTTAGATGGACTTAACGAATATACAAGCGCCAATCGGTCTAACCGTTACAAAGGCAGTCAAATGAAGCTTAAAAACGAATCTATCGTAATAGAAGCCATAAAGAGATATCAGCTACAGAAAATAAAAAAATATCCTATCAAACTAAGGATTACATGGTATGAAAAAAATAAACGTCGTGATGTAGATAACATAACTTTCGCAACAAAATTTATTCAAGACGCATTAGTTAAACAAGGGATAATAATTGACGATAGCCAAAAGTATATAAATCAATTGCGGCATGATGTAAAAGTTGATAAAGAATACCCGAGAATAGAGGTGCAACTGATTGAAAACAATAATACAAGATAAAAAAGTATGTTACTTATGCGGTACAACTTTAAATTTAGAAGATCACCATTGTTTGAATGGGAGTGATAGGAAGAAATGTGAAGAAGATGGGCTAAAAGTATGGCTATGTGCTAATTGCCATCGCATAGCGCCTTATTCTGCTCATAGGAGTATAGAAACTAGGATAAGACTAAAACGTGTAGCACAAGCTAAATATTTAGAAACTCACACTCAAGTCGAGTGGTTTAGACGATATTATAAGAATTATTTATAGAGTATTATAAGATTTTAAAAAAAGGATACAGGCAGCAACGGGAAAAGTTGTTGAAGTGTGCCAAGAATAAAAAAACTACAGAAAGGAAATGGTTGTGCGCACATAAAACCATGGGTTCCTTTGATTAAATAGATGAAAGTATTAAGTTTGTTTAGTGGAATAGGTGCTTTTGAAAAGGCACTTGATAGATTAGAAGTTAATTATGAATTAGTAAATTATTGTGAAATCGATAAATACGCAAGTAAAGCGTATGCCATGTTGCATGATTGTGACGAATCGTTTAATTTGGGTGATATTACAAAGATTGATACATCAGTATTACCAAATGATATTGATTTAATAACATATGGTTTTCCTTGCCAAGATATAAGTTCAGAGGGAAAACAAAAAGGTTTTGAAACAGATGGCGAAAGAACTAGAAGCGGACTATTCTATGAAGCATTAAGAGTCATAGAAGATACAAAACCAAAGATCGCAATAGCTGAAAACGTCAAAAACCTTGTTTCTAAGAAATTTTCAAAAGAATTTGATATTGTTCTAAGTTCTTTAGAAGAAGTGGGATATAACAATTATTATAAGGTGTTGAATGCAAAAGATTATATACCACAAAACAGAGAAAGGGTATTCATAGTAAGTATTAGAAAAGATGTTGACACTGGCTCATTTGTATTTCCAGCTCCTATAGCAACTAAAAGAACGTTAAAAGATATACTGGATAATAATGTGAAATTTGAAAAGTACAAAGTACCAGAAAGCATATTAGAAAAAATAGTTATAAGTACAGATCCTTTAAAAATTAAGAACGCTACTAAACAAGGATATATTGAATGTAATCTATATGACTCTATAACAACTTCATTTCCTAACTCACAAGCGAAAAGAGGAAGAGTTGGTAAACAATGCTCACAAACGTTAACAACTTCTAAGATAATGGCAGTAAATACTCCAGAAGGCATTAGATACCTAACAGAAAAAGAGTGCTTTAGATTGATGGGTTTTGATGATATAGATTTTGAAAAAATCAAAGATACTAAAAGTACATATCTTTATAAACAAGCTGGAAACTCTATTGTAGTAGATGTATTGGTACATTTGTTTAAAAGCCTATTTAAAGCACTAGAATTAAATAAACATGCTGAAATCATAAAACAGCCGACATTGTTCGACTTAGACAAAGAGGAAATATAAATGAAAGTTAAAACATTAAAAACAAAACCAAAGTATTTTGAAATGCAGTTGAAAGGCATAAAAGATTTTGAAGTTAGGAAAAATGATCGTGATTTTCAAGTTGGCGATATTTTACGCCTAGAAGAATTTGACCGCGATTATACCATGAGATTTTTCCATGTAGAGGTAACTTGTGTAATTGGTGATAGCGAATATTGCAAAGATGGCTACGTAGTTTTAGGAACACGATAAAGAATACGGTGTCTTTGGATATTGTTACATTAATTTAGAAATACATAATGCAATAACAGCACAAATGAAAGAACTGGGGTGGATTTGATGGAAAATAAATTAAGACTGCAAATTATAGAAAAATATAGAAGAAATGTATTTATAAATGTAGTTGTTCCAGAAGGCAGATTATATGAATTTGATTGTATTTTAGATAAATATGAAATTTCATACAATGATTACCAAACATTGATTGAAGAATTATCTGATAAAGGTTTTAAAATATTATTTGTTGATGATAACAAAATATTTGAATTTGAAGAAACACATGATATTGACTACTCACTTATTAATGAAGAGGTGAAAGAAAATGTTGAGTAAAGATAAAAAAGAATGGTTTGATTTACCAACGATAGAAAGGTATGATAACGATTTTAAAAATAAAAAATTTGATAAAAAGATGGCGCTAGGACTATTAAACGAAATTCAAGTTCATTGGTGTAGAGATTGTGACAATTATAAACATAGTGGTTGTGGTTGTTATTTTCCTAGTTTTAAAAAGGAAATGATAAAGAAAATCAATGAACATTTTGACCCAAAAGAAAATACAGGAGAATATGAACATTTTAAGTTGCATAGCGATAGTACTTTAAAAAATCTAACGAAAGTTGAATTAATAGACTACATTAAGATGTTATATCATAATTGGGGCGTTGCTGATGAGCAATTAAAAAGAGTTATCGATAAAGCAAAAGAATTAAGTGATTCGAATGATGAACTAGAAAGAACAATTCATTCATTAGATTGTGAATTGAGCGATGTCTATAATCCTAAACCATGCAAATTTGAAGATTTAAAACCTAATATGTGGGTTTGGGATAATGTAGCAAAGGAATGTTTGTATGTTATTAAATTTTTTACAGCTCCGTTCACTGGGGCTAAGTATTTCAGTTATTTAGGAATTTATAAGAATTTAGAAGAAATAAAAAAATTAGATATAAAATTCGAAGAAAACCGTTTCTTTCCAGTGCAATGCGCTAATCTAGAGAGTTAAAAAATGAGTAAGTTATATGCAATATACGATGAAAACGACTTTCCCGTATGTGTTGGAAGTTCTAAGGAATGTGCTGCATACATGGGAAAGAAATCATCGAAAACATTTATACAACATTGTACCAAGGTACGAGCAGGAATAATTAACCCTAAACTTAGAGGATATGTAATAGGAGAAGATCCACAAGGAAAGAGGTCAAAAAATGATAATAACGGATAAATTAAAAAATAATATAGAGATTGTAAATACTTATGTAGATAAATACGGTTGTGTGCCTAGAGACGGTACATTTTACAGTGAGGGAGGTGACTTAGATTACATATGCGGTTTATTTAAAAGCTATGAAAACTTTATAAAAGAACTTGGCTTCGAAGATTATGGATATAGAAAACTTAAAAAATACGGGGTCCACGATATAAGAAGAGGAAAATTAATTTATATTGGTTTCCTACGAGATATTAAAGAAGAGTTTTTTGAAGATAAATATACTTTAGAACATATAAAAAAGGTAACATACTCAAATAAACTCCTTGAAAACAGATATTTAATAAGAAAGGACATAGCATAATGAAAGAAAGCAAGTATTATCTACAAAATTGGAAGAAATGGAAACGCACTGTTCAGCTTTTGGAAGAAACTAGAGACGAACTAATGGACATGAAACGTGCTATTCCTATTGGAAGTGATAATATGCCAGGTGGGAACCACAGTAGCGTTATTGCCAAAATGCAAAAGATAATAGAACAATGCGATCAATACGATATTCTTATAAGCAATTATAATTTTCTTATTAATTCGCTGGAACGTGCGATAACTGTTTTAAACGAAGATGAAAAAGAAGTGTGCATTATATTTTCTAATAACCCAGATAATTCAGATGTAAGGGAAGCTTTAGCATCTAAACGCGGGTATTCAAGATCGGTATTTTATCGAAATCTCGATGATGTATATGTTAAGCTAGACAGGCTGTTATGTTTAAGCCCAATAATGACGATTGATGACTATGATAAAGAAATCTATTAATAACAAACTGGGACTAAACTGGGACTAAAATAGGCTATTTATGTGTTATTATTGTATTGTGGGAAATTGGTTAATCCACACGGCGACATGTTTTTTAGTTATATTTCTAAACTCCTTTCATTTTTATAAAGCGGTCAAATGACTGCTTTTTTGTTATCTAAGACGATATTATCACTCTCCCTATAGTATCGTCTTAAATAATATAAGGGGGCGGGAAAATGGACGATGATGAAGAATTAGACAACATAATAGATATATATTGGAGGTGCTTGAAGAATGGCAAAACACTTAACAGATGCGAAGAAAAAGAAAATAATAGCCGATTATGTAGGGTGCGGAAACTATTCGGAAGTAGCAAGAAAAAACAAGGTATCTAAAGATACTGTTAGGAGATTATGCAATCGCACGGATATTCTTCAAAAAGCGCAAGAGAAAAAAGAGCAAAACACCAAAGATATGCTCGAATACCTAGATAATAAAAAACAAGATGCAATGGAATTCATTGACATGGCGTTAGCGTCAATGATGGAACCAGAGAAACTAAAAAAATCAAGTGTGCAGGCATTAGCAACATCAATCGGGATTATAATAGATAAATTCACACCAACAGTACAAACAGATCAATCGTTAGAGAAATTAGACAAGGTATTGGAAAAAATAAGCGGTGTAATTTAATGGCATTTACACGAAAACAGCGTGAGTTTTTAGATAACGCTAATCATCGTTGGAATATAAAGCAAGGAGCGACACGTAGCGGTAAAACCTACTTAGATTACTTTGTTATTCCAAAACGAATAAGGCAAGTTGCTGGAAAAGATGGATTGGTTGTTATTTTAGGAAATACAAAGGGCACACTCCAAAGGAACGTAATAGAGCCTTTGCAAAATATATATGGAGAACAGTTAGTTAGCAATATTAGAAGCGATAATACCGCGAATATGTTCGGGGAGAAAGTATATTGCTTAGGAGCGGATAAGATTAACCAAGTAAACAGAATAAGAGGGGCAAGTATTAAATACTGCTATGGCGACGAGGTTGCGACATGGCATGAAGAAGTATTCACAATGCTTAAATCGCGTTTAGATAAGCCGTATAGCAAGTTCGACGGAACTTTAAACCCCGAAAGTCCGCACCACTGGCTTAAAAAGTTTCTAGAAAGTGATGCAGATATATACTGTCAATCTTACACAATAGACGATAACCCGACACTTGACCCATCGTTTGTGGCTAATCTAAAGCAGGAATATGCTGGAACGGTATACTATGATCGTTATATCTTAGGATTATGGAAATCGGCCGAGGGTGTAATATATACGCAAATAGCAGATAGACCACAAGATTATGTTATCGATGAAGCACCGCCTATTATGTTTGCTACTATTGGAGTAGATTTTGGCGGTAACGGTTCGGCAACCACATTTAATTTAACGGGATATACTTCGGGAATGAACGAGGTAATAACTTTGAAAGAGTACTACCGTAAAGGCATTATGTCACCGACAGAGTTAGAAAGTGCGTTTGTTAAATTTGTAATAGAATGTCAACGCTTTTATTCAGTTTATGACGTTTATTGTGACAATGCTGAACAAACATTAATTAAAGGATTGAAAAATTCATGCGAGAGAAATGCTATAGGGGTACTCATACATAATGCAAAAAAAATGAAAATAAATGATAGAATACGTTTTTTTTGTCGTTTACACGGCATAGGCAAACATAAAATTATGCGCGAATGTAAATACACCTTAGAAGCATTTCAAACTGCTGTATGGGATTCTAAATACGTTACAAAGGATGTTAGGCTGGATGATGGAACATATAACATAGATAGTTTGGATGCGCAAGAATATGCGGTAGAGCCGTATATGAACCAAATTATCGATATATGGTAGGAGGCGTACAGATGTTTAAAAAGATAAAAAAGAAAGTAAAAGAGGTGGCTACGAAATTTATGGCAGACAGTGGAACGGGAAAAGAATTTAAAAATATTTTTGAATTGGGAGGTGTTCCTGCGTTTAACCAGTTTTATTATTTTGGTATCTTTCCATGGAAGTATATTTATAAAGGCTTTTATAGACCGTGGCATCGAGTGTTGTCACCTACGTTAAAAGACCCTATGCGAAAAAGAAATATAGAAACAATGGGAATTGCTAAAGCAGTATGTGCGGAACTGGCTGGATTAATATGGAGCGAGCAATGCGAAGTACATGTTTCTTCGGGAAAAGAACTCGGAGAAAATGAAACAGATCCTCTAGACGATTATATCCAAGAAGTTTTAAAAGATAATGCCTTTTTTACAAAGATGCAGGAACATATCGAACAGTCTTTAGCACTTGGGGGCGGAGCACTAAAAGTTTGGGCGGAAGCAGACCATTTAGACGGTAAACCAGTACTAGGAAGCGAGCATATTGAAATTGGCTATGCTATGGCAGATCAGTTCGTGCCAACTGCATGGACAAACGCCAAAGTTACAGAGGGAGTATTTATAAGCCGAGAAGCAAAGAACGGGTATTATTACACACGGTTAGAGTGGCATAAATGGAATGGAACTACATATGTAGTTGAAAATGAATTATTTAGAAGTGAAATTAAAAATATTAAAAATGCTAGCGGTGAAGTTGAACCGCAGGATATTTTAGGTTTTAGATATCCACTGCAAACAATATATCCATTTTTGAATGAATCAACTTCGATTGAACATGTAGAGGATAGTCTATTTTACTATTATAGAACAGCTATTGCGAACAACATTGACGATAACAGCCCATTAGGAGTAAGTGTTTATGCTAATGCATTAGCAACATTACACGCGTTAGATGTTTGCTATGACAGTTTCGTACGCGAGTTTGTATTAGGGAAAAAGAGAATAATTGTCCCAGCGAGTGCTATTAGAGTTGTGTATGATCCAGAAACGCAGGAAAGAAAAAGATACTTCGATGCAAATGATGAAGTGTACGAAGCATTAGCAACAGAAGACCAAGAACAATTAAAAATACATGATAATTCTGTTGAGTTGAGAGTAGAAGAACACATAAGCGCAATTAATGCTTTTTTAAGCACCTTATGTTTACAACTGGGATTTAGTGCAGGAACGTTTACATTTGATAAAACACAAGGACTAAAAACCGCTACCGAGGTAATTTCAGAGAATTCCAAAACATATAAAACTATAAAATCACATCAATTACAAATAAAAGAAGCGATTGAAAAAATGATCAAAGGAATAGTTAATGTTGCGGATTTATACGACATTGAGTATAAAGGGCAACGTGTTGGAAATATGGCTAATGATGATTTAGAGATTAAAGTAATCTTTGATGATTCAATCTTACAAGACCGACAAACAAACATTAATGAGGGAATTGTATTAGTAAATAACGGTTTAATGTCTAAATTAACTTATATGGAAAAGGTGCTAGGAATGACGGGAGAAGAAGCACTTAAAGAAATAGAAAAAATAAAAAAAGAAAATCAAATAA